AATTAGGGCTTTGTTCGAAGATATGCCACAAGTAGATGCTCCTGCACCTGCTGAAGCACCTATCGAGGAAGTACCTGTTACATTCGCAGAATATAGCCTTATGGATGGTACAAAGGTTATGATTAGCGAATTAGCTATCGGTGGCGAAGTTACTTTAGCAGACGGAAGTCCTGCTCCTGTTGGCGAACACCAATTAGCAGACGGCACTAAAATTGTTTTAGACGAAGATGCTAAAATCTTATCTATTGAAACACCAGAAGCAGAAGCTAAAGAAGCTCGCTGACGAAACTCCTGCTCAAATGGGTAAAAAGATTGACGAGAAAATGGCAGACGAAATCGCTGCTTTAGTTTCTGAAAACGAAAATCTTAAAACACAAGTAGCACAATTAGAGGCAAAAGTTAAGAATGGCTTTAGTCAAGTAGCTGAATTAATAGAAGCACTTACTAAGACACCTAACGCTGAACCTATTGCGCAACCAAAACAAAACTTTGGTTCTAACGTAACAACTCACTCTATGAAGTACGATAGGATTGAAAAATTTAGAAACGCTTTATTAAACAAATAAAAATAAAATAAAATGGGATTTGATGTATCTGCATTAGCAAACTATACAAAAGAAAACGAAGCATTACTTGTTACTTCTTCTGTATTAGGTTCAAAAACTGCTTCTCTTATTAAGAGCGCAGGAAACGTTATGGTTGGTGTAAAATCAAGCGAGAAGATTAACATTATGCAAACTGACGCTATCTTCCAAGATGGTTCTGCTTGTGGTTTTAACGCTTCTGGTGCTACAACTTTTACTCAACGTACTGTAACTCCAGGTAAAATTAAAGTAAACGAAGCTCTTTGCCCTAAAGATTTAGAAGCAAAGTATCTTCAAAAAGCTTTACCTACTGGTTCTTATTATGACTCTATTCCTTTTGAGCAAGAATATAGCGAAAAGAAAGCTAAGACTATTGCTGCTCAATTAGAAACTGCGTTATGGACTGGCGACACTTCAAGTGTTAACGTTAACCTTAATCGCTTTGATGGTCTTGTTAAGTTAATCGGTGCTGCTTCAGGTGTTGTTGCTGCTAACGCTTCAACTTATATCTCTGGCGCTCCTTTATCAAGCATTACTGCTGCAAACGTAATCTCTATCTTTGATGGTGTTTACCAAGCAATTCCTGCACAAGTTGTAGCTGCTGATGATATGACTATTTTCTGCGGTCAAGATTTATTCCGTACTTATACTGTTGCTCTTAAGAATAGCGGTAGCTTCAATTACCAAATTGATGTTAAAGCTGATAGCGAATTTGTACTTCCTGGTACTACAATTAAAGTTGTAGCAGTTGCAGGTCTTAACGGAACTAATAAAGTTTACGCTATGCGTTTAAGCAATATGTTCTTAGGTACAGACTTATTGAACGAAGAAGAGAAGTTTGAAATTTTCTATGCTAAAGAAGCTGACCAAGTACGTTTCGTATCTCAGTTTAAGATGGGTGTAAACATTGCCTTCCCTGACGAAGTAGTGAAGTTTATCCTTGCATAATTTATAGGGTAGGTTGAAATATACCTACCCATTTTTTCAAACTAATTTAATTCAATAACAATGGCTTGTGCTTTAACTCAAAATTATACTTTAGACTGCAAAGACAGTTTAGGTGGAATTACTGAGGTTTATTTTATAGCAGAAGGAGACGTTACCTCAACTACCGAAGCAAGTGGTGTTATTACCGCACTTGTTAAGGCAGCAGGTAAAAAGTTCTATAAGTACGAACTTGTAAAAGGCACTTCTCAATTAGTTGAGAATGTTAATGCAAACGTACAAAACGGAACTATCTTCTATGCTCCAGAATTAACCATAGTATTAAACAAATTACAAGCGAACACAAGAAACGAAATCTTGTTGTTGGCTCAAAACACTTTAGTAGCAGTTGCCAAAGATAACAATGGCAAATATTGGTACTTAGGAAAAACAAGAGGCTTAGACCTTACAGGCGGTAGCGCAGGTACAGGTACGGCAGAAGGCGATAGAAGTGGTTATACTCTTACCTTTACAGGTGCAGAGCCAGCCCTTGCTCCAGAAGTGAACTCAACTGTGGCAGGTCAATTAACTACCGCAGGTTCTTAGGTTGTTTTGGTTTTGTATATAGATGCCCTCGTCTTTAATTAGGCGGGGGTTTTTTATTTTGCAAACAATCGTGATACTTTATATTTATAGTTGTGATAAGATTAACTAAGGGGCAAACCCAAAACATAATACTCACTTTGACTGAGAAGCAACTTTTAACAAGTCCTAACTATCTATTTATTTTCGAGAATAGAAGCACAAATACGGACATCAAATTTGTTAAATTAAACAATACGGATATAAGTGCTTACAAGGATAGGTATAACGAGTTTAGCATTGTAGTAAATAACTACTTTAATACGTCTTTAAACGGGCAATATACCTACACAATCTACGAGCAAACAAGTACTACCAACACAAACCCGACGGGCTTAAACTTGCTTGAAACAGGCATTATGGAACTCGAGGGAACAACTATATCATTCACAGAATACGAAACAACAAGCACATTCACAATTAGACAATAATGGAAATACAAGTATTGACATTTGCGGAAGCAAAGCAACCAGAATATAAAGAGAAAAAAGGCGAAGGGTATATGCAGTATGGTCAAAACAATGACTATCCGCAATACCTATTAGACCTATTTAACAAATCTGCAAAGCACAATGCTATCATTCGTGGCAAGGTAAATTACATTGTCGGCAATGGTTGGGCAGGAGAAGAGGCTATTGTTAAAAAAGTAAATAGAGAGGAAACCCTTAATGACCTTACTAAAAAGGTTGCTTTAGATTTAGAACTATTTGGCGGCGCTTACATCCAAGTTATTTGGTCTGTAATGGGCGGTCAAGTTGCTGAGTTATGGCATTGTGATTATACAAAGATTAGAACCAATAAAGACAATACTCAATTTTGGTACAAAGAAGATTGGAAGGCTACACGCAACCAAGAAAAAGCTGAGATTTACAATGCGTTTAACCCTGCTAACCCACAAGGTGTGCAGATACTTTATGTAAAGGAGTATCGCCCAGGAATGAATGTTTATAGCCTTCCTGGTTATTTTGGTGCTTTAAATTACATTGAAAGTGATGTAGAAGTAAGTAAGCACGTTTTGGGTAATGCTCAAACAGGGTTTTCTGCAAGTAAACTTATTACTTTACCAAACGGAGAACCAAGCCCTGAAGAGAAGCGACTTGTTAGCAGACAGTTTGACAATATGTACACGGGTGCAGACGGCAAGAAGTATCTACTTGCTTTTGTAAACGATGTAACTCGTAAGCCTATTGTTGATGACTTAGGTGCGAGTGATCTAACTAAAGAGGACTTTAGCCGTGTAGACGAACTTATACAAACTAATATTTTTAGCGGACACCAAATTACAAGTCCTGACTTATTTGGTATTGCCGTTCCTGGTCAATTAGGAAACAGACAACAACTTAGAGATAGCTACGAAATCTTTAACAATACCTATGTACGTTATAAGCAGATGCAAATTGAAGGTGTATTTAATATGCTTGGACAATATGCAGGAGTAACGGAAGAGTTAAAGCTTCAGCCAGTAGACCCAATCGGAATTGACTTTAGTGAAAACGTTATTTTACAAGTAGCACCTAAAGAGTGGATATTAGAGAAGTTAGGTATTGACCCTACACAATACGGAATAGTTGCAGAAACTGAGCAACCAATGGCAGCAAGTCCTTTAAGTGTTAATGAGCATATTAAAGGCTTGAAAGGTCGTGAGTGGCAAAATATGCAGCGCATTATTAGAGACTTTAACAAGGGCAAGATAACAAGGGAACAAGCAAGTTCTATGCTTAAGGGTGGATATGCTTTAAGCGATGACGAAGTTTCTACTTGGTTAGGTGCTGAGGAATTAGAATTTAACGAAGCTGATTTTCAAGTTTTCTTTGAGTTCGGAGAAGATAGAAGTGGTTACGAAGTATTTAAAAGCAAGACAAGATTTAACGACGATACCGACTTTGAAATGTTTGCAGATGTATCTCAGTTACAATCAAACATCTTGGACTTAATTGTTAAAGATAAGCGTATTACTCCAGAGGTAATTGCTGACACTTTGAAAGAAGATGTAGGTGCAGTTAAGCGTGTTATTGATCTATTGATTGAGAAAGGGTTTATTAAGACAAGCGAAATAAAGCAAGGCAAGGGCATTGATAGTAATATCATTATCGAAAGGCAACTTACTGCTCCTATCGGACAAATTGTTGAAGCTATAAAGCCACAAACTACGCAAATATTAATTCGTTATTCTTACGAGTGGATACCTGAGTTGGATAGAAGCGGAAAAGCTAAAGACAATCCTTTAATTACAACGAGCAGACCTTTTTGCAAATACCTATTAGAAGCTAACAAGTTTTATAGCCGTAGCGAAATAGAAATGATGAGTGCAAGACTTGGCTATTCTGTATGGGATAGGAAAGGCGGTTGGTGGAATGACGATGGCAAGATTTCTCCAAGTTGCAGACACAGGTGGGTATCAAACATAGTTAAAAGAAAATAAGAAATGAGCTTAAACACATTATTCATAAGCGTACAGAATATTAAAGACCGCTCTGGCTTACACGCTAACGTAGACGAGAAGCTTGTGCTTCCTGAGATCAAAACTGCACAGGATATGTATATATTACCTGCGCTTGGAAGTGCTTTATACAACCGCTTACAAGCAGGTATTACGGCAAACAACTTAAACGCTAACGAGGTTATCTTATTAGATCAATACATAGCAGATACTTTGGTACACTATGTACTTAGCGAGTTGCCAATGGGCTTGTCTTATCAGTTCTACAACAAAGGCTTGTTAAGGAAAAGTGGCGAGAATACGGAGAACCCGTCTATGCAAGATATGATTGATGTGGCGAATAGATATAAGGCTCGTGCGGAGTTCTACAAGCAAAGAATGATTAAATACTTAAAAGAATATTCTACGACCTATCCTGAGTACCTCAACCCTGGAAGTGGCATTGATGCAATACACCCTGAGAACGATGCTTATACAACAAGCATCTGGCTTGGCGATTACGATTGCTGCGCAGGTAAAAGCTTTGAGGAACTATATCAAGGAGACAAAGGTTGTAGTGGCTGCTAAATATG